TTGAACTCTTGCTTCATGGCATAGTGAACACGCGCTTGCACCGCAGCCATAGGCTTCAGGGTGCGCTCTAGTAGAGCCAGCGTTGTGCCCACAGGCGCGTTTGCAGACATGTCCGAGATGTTCATGTCTGAAATAGCGCCTAGCCTACGTCCTTCGTTCGTAATTTGATTCAATAAGGCAAGAAGGGTCTGGCTAGGTTCTTTATAGGGAAGTGGCATGATGTTGTCGCGGATAGAGCCGCTGGGTACATCAACGTCCTTCCACTCGCCCGGTTCGATGGGCGAATCATCACCCTTGATACGGAGTCCACGGGACTTCAGCCCTCCCGGGAGGTTGGAGAGCGTTCCAGCGTCTACTAGCTGACGTATCAAGGATGTGCCTGCCCTCGCATATCCACCTATGATATGGATGAGGCCAAGCCCGTAGAAACCAAATCCCGGCACGTAAACATAATGGACGAAGTGCTGACGCTTCAAAAACAGGTCATCTTCTTCGTTCCAGTTACGACGGATAGCCAGAATCTCACCAGAACCACGCTCAATAGTAACCACATAGGGTTTGGCGATGTCCTCGTCTGAGTCGTCAACACCGTCAATTACGAGGTCTGCGTGAACTTCGTAGAGGGCAAAACGATTGTCGTCAGTAAGTGAGAACCCACCTTCTTCTGCCTTACGTTCCTCAATGTCTGAGTGGTAGGGCTGTGGCTCTCCAAGCTCTACATCTCGGTAGAAACCTGCTGCTTGTAGCTTCCGTAGCTCGTTCTTTGTTTTGCGCATTACGTGCGTTACACGCTCTGCGGTTTCAATATGACTTGCGCCATAAGGCACAATAACGTCTTCTGCTGGGATGTAGATAGCTACCTGACGCCCTGCATTGGGGTCGTAGTAAACCTTCTTGAACGCGCTCCCAGCGAGTCCTAGACTGTATAGCAGACGCTCGTGCTCCGAGCGGTACTCCACCATACGGTCAGTCAATTCATAGTTCATGTCCGCCTTGACGCGCTCAGCGGCCTCGATCTTCTCCTTAGTATCTTCGCCAAGGATTTTGACCTTCACAGGGCCAGCGGCGGGGAATGTTTCGGACATTGTTTCCGCTTGGAAACGAATAGCAGCTTCTGCCAGCACGGTAGAATAGACGCCACACGCGCCTTCCCACGGGTCTGTGCGCTCTTCGTATTTGAAGCCCAGCACGTCCAGACCTTTTACAAATGTATCAGCCCACTCTTTACGACCATCTATGTCAGCCTCGATGAGGCCCGCCAGATCGTCAGAAATTTCTCGCAGGTGACTGTCGTCCAAGACTTCGGCGAGGTTCATACCAAATTCGGTAAAGTCAGAAATCTCAGGGTCAGGTATGATTGTGATCTCCATCGACCCATCACTTAGCGTAACCGCTTCAGGGTCAACAATTTCGATCTCAAGCTCCTCACCGTTCTCTTCTTCAGAGACGCCTTCAGGGGCGGAGTAGATTCCTTTTTCTATAGCCATGTTCTAACCTCTCAATAATACCCGCCGCGTCTTTGCTTAAAGTATTGCGTTTCTTCAGGTTCATCCGTGGGCAACCTAATAAAGCCCCCTTGCCTAAATCGCATAAGCGCCATCACCGTTGAGTCCACTAAGTCATCATGACTCATAAAAGGGAATCCGGCAATCTCTTCTATCACTTCTTCTGCCCATCTGGTAGGGGGTACCCACACAAGTTCTGATGCGACAATATCTGCTACCGAGTTCAAACGTGCTAACTTGTCACCTGACCCTCGATGTGGAGTGTACTCAGAAACAGGTAGCCCCATACGCCGCATCTCTTGATAGAGGGCTGTACCTGCACTTTTCTTCTCAACAATAAACGCGTCGGGGTTCCACTCGTCGTACTCTTCCATAGCGAGCTGTTTTAGCTCTGGGAACTCCATACGCTTTTTTATGCTATTAAGCAAAATGATATTGTACGCGTTTGTCTCTTCGTTGAGAAATACGCCCCATGTCGTAAGCGCTGTGTAGTCTGCGCGGTTGTGTGTCTCTGCCGCCGCATCAAGTGACATGATGATGTATTCACAATACGGTGGAGTGTCCTGATCCCACAGACCCCACCACTCACGTTTGACGATAGACGCTTCTTCTGCCGTGGGCTGCTGTTGATACTGAGCGTTCCACTGGAACGTCGGCATCGACGCTTTGGTTCGGAGTAGTGCCTCCAAATCAAAGAACTCAGGCCACAGGGGTTTCTCGACGTACTGCTTCGTCTTCTTGTTCTGGACTTCCAGTATTGCTGGAAACTCCACAACCTCATACTGATCGGCACGAGCATTCTTCGCCATGTCATTTGTCACACGGCCTGTCAAATCGTCCATGTGCCAGCGTGTCTGGATAATCGCTACGCGGCCTCCCGGCATCAAACGTGTACGAGCACCGAAGGTAAACCACTCGTATGCCTTCTCGAACACCTCAAAGTTGCCGTTAATAACGTCTTGCTCTGAGTGAGGGTCGTCAACAAGCAACAAATCAGCACCACGACCCGCCAAGGCTGAGCCAATACCACACGCGTAGTATTCGCCGCCGACGTTGGTGTTCCATCTACCTGCTGACTTGCTATCCTGCGCTAGTGATGTGGTAGGAAATACACTTTTGTACGCATCTGTTGCAATTAAGTTACGCACCTTACGACCAAAATCTACCGCGAGGTCGGTAGTGTGGGACACCATCATGACTTTTTTGTCAGGATTACGGCCCAAAAACCACGCTGGAAAGAAGATCGAAACAAGCTGAGATTTGCCGTGACGAGGGGGTATATTCACGCAAATACGGTCTTTATCCCCGCCCTCGATGTCCATGAGCATGTCAGCAAGCATCCTATGGTGCTTACCAACTATGAAATCGGGCATCATAAGCTGACAAAACGCGATCAAATCGTTATATGCGGCTGTGTTTTCTTTGCGGGTGGTCAGTTCCCCCGCTAATTTGTCTATTTCAGCAATTTCTTCGGGAGAAAAATGGTCAAGGTTGTTCAGCATCTGCTGAATTTCGGCGTCAGAGAAGTCTAAGGCCATATCATTCATCGGATTCTGTCCCGATCCCGAGTTCTGCATCGACATCTATCGTTTCCGCCTCCACAAACTCTGCATCTACTACGTCTTCCTCTGGATTTACGAGTTTTGACAGCTTCGCACGCAGGCTTTCACGTAATTCGTCAGTGGTTCTGTGGGTAATTGTGACTTCGGTCTTGTCTGTAAACAGCCCAACGTCCGAAATCTTACCCAAAAGCTCCAACGCACGGATACGAACACGTGGGTCAGGGTTCTCAGTCTCCTCGATCAGTTTATTTGTGACCAAGTGACGTACTTGAACTGCACTTTCTACCACAGAATGACCGAATTGGGTCAATATATTGTGTGTCATCATGAGTGCAGCAGGGGGTAGCGCGGACGCACGCTTTGCCGAAACCTTTTTTGAGGTCTTTTCAGGGTTATCTGCGTAAGCCAAAGCTAGTTTCGCCGCAATTTCTTCGTCTTCACTGGTAGGTTCTACGTCTAACCCATGCTCTTTGAGCATAGAAGCAGTATTACACGCCGCTTCTGCGCGTGCACGCAAGTCCATGTACGGAATTTCGTCCGAATATGGCACACCAATATCTGGTTCGAGCACTAAAGTCATACTGTTTCCGCAGGTTATTAACCGTTCGTATCGAGTTATACACAATACTTTGTTTTTGTGCAAGGAGGTTGGGACTCCTACCGGGGGGTGTTCCTATATAGAGGGGGGTGGGGGTCGAACTCAGGAAAAACCCGAAAATTCGTGCAGATTAGTAATATATAGATAATACGGAATCCTAAACTGCTAGCGGGGTCATGGGGGGCGGGTGGGGTCGCGCCGATCCTGTTTTGTTAGTGCCGCACTAACATTGGCCTATCGAGATTTGTGTAAACTTGTTGTCCTGTCAGTTTATCTATTGATTTGTTAGCGTGCGTGTGAGACATTGTAATTGTCAACGGCGGGAACCGTTGGCTTAACTTTAACTGTCAATCATAGGAGATATGACATGCGTACTTTATCCCAACAGACACAAGCGGCAGTCTCTAAAGCCGTATCGACTTCAATCGTTGCAGACAAGGCAGGCGTTGCCGCTCTTGATTGCTTGATTGCCGATGGCTTCGATCAACCGACCGACTTTGTTTCGCCTAAGTCGGAAGGTTCGACCATCAAGGCCGATGAGTTTAACGCGCTCAATGAGGCTATCGTTCTCGGCTTTGCCAAGAATGTTCAGACCTTGTTAGCCAAGCCTGTTAAGTCGTTAACGGATGCGCAGAAGACAACGCGCCGTTACTGGCAACAACAGATTGGTGCACGGCGCAACGACTTCAAGCGCCAGCTCACTAAGCGCTTGGATGCTGACAAGCCATCAGATGGTGCGGGTTCACGCAACCGCCCATTGGATCAGCGTATCCGTGACAATCTGAACGATGTCATCAAGGTATGCCAGTCGGCAGAGGAAGCGACCTTTGACGTGACCGACATGGTTGCCAAAGTCAAAGCGGCACTGGCGGTACTCAAGTGAGACGCCTAGTCGAAACAGCGGGGGCGGTTGCCGCCCTCGCACTCTGCGGTTTTTTCCTAGCGTTCATATTCATTAACTTGTTACTGGGATGTGAGACATGGGATCAATCATACTGGACAGACACCAATTCATGTCTGACCCTAACCATGATCTGGGAGGGCTTCACACAATAACAACTAAGGCAGTGCTTCGGCACTGCCTTTTTTTGTGCCTATTGATACCAG